AAGTAGTATAAGGAGAGCACAATGAATAGTCCATGCGTAGGCGTTTGTCGGTTAAACGATAAAGGGGTTTGCACTGGATGCTTTAGAACTATAGAACAAATCAGAGAAGCTTATGAAAAAATTACAGAAAGAAAGCATATATAATGAATATGACACAGATGGTGATGGTATTGTAACAGATGCTGAATTAGAAATGGCTAAAACAGACACTGCATTAAAGAAACAACTGGCACAGTTAAGAATGGCTAGATACACACTTATCGCTATGGGTGTTTTTACCTTAGCTATGTTTTTAATTCCTATAGAGAGGATAAATGCTCTCTCAGATATCAGTAACTTATTTTATATAAGTGGAGCTGGCATTGTCGGTGCATACATGGGAACAACAGCATGGATGAATAATGCAAGTAAAAAGAGGTAGCTATGTCATTAACACATGCAGGTGAAACGTTTAGTGGCTTTAATAAACCAAAGGCAACACCAAATCATAAGACAAAAAGTCATGCAGTTCTTGTTAAAGGACCAAATGGAAAACCAAAGATAATAAGGTTTGGATCTCAAGGTGCTAAAGGTAGTCCTGATGGAACACCTAGGAATAAAGCATGGAAGGCTAGACACCAAAAGAATATAAACAAAGGACCAATGAGTGCAGCTTATTGGGCTAATAAAGTAAAGTGGTAGAGCAGGAGTCTCAAATGAAAACACCAATGGCAACAAGATTTATACAAAAGGTAACAAAAAGTAACCCAACTAATAATAAAGATAAACGTAAAGCAGGTCTCTCTACACCTGGAAAGTACGATCAAAAAGTTATGGACAATAGCAAAAGTATTTACACTGGAAGAGGAACAATATGAACGGTTACAAAGAAGCAGTTGATGACGAACAACTAATAAACCAAATCGATTCAGGTATACAATCTAGTAGTGGCGATTGGTTAAACAGTTCTGACTTAGCTAGGGAACGCTTAAAGAGTACCTATGAATACGCTGGTGTTGCTATGGATCATCTAGCTCCGCAAGGAGTGAGTTCTATTGTTGATACGAGTACCACAGAAGTAATTGAAGCTTACACAGCAGTGTTATCAGATCTCTTTTTGAGTAATGGTAAGTTAGCTCGGTTTGTCCCATACGATGACACTCCTGGAGCATTTAAAGCTGCAAAGGATGCAAGTAACATAGTGAACTATTGCATCTTTAAAAAGAATAAAGGATGGGAGATACTACAGACTTGGATGAAGGCATCTCTACTCTGGAAGAACGCAATTATAAGATGGGATTACGTTGAAGACTTTAATTATGTTATTGAAGAATTTGATGAGATAGATGAAGCTAAGCTAGATGAAATCCTTTCAGATGAAAATATAGAAATCGTCAACGAGCTAACGCTCAATCCATTCGCAAAAACAATCTCTTATACAGATGTCCGTTTAAGAAAAAAGATAGATAAAAGCAGAATTAAGCTAGAAGTAATTCCACCAGAATCATTTAGAATATCTAATGAAGCTAAAGAAATAGAAGAGGCTAATTACGTAGGTATACAGTCAGAAATGACTAGATCAGAAGTAAGACGGTATTATCCTGAGTGGGGAGAAAGTATTACAGAAGACGAATGGGCAGAATTAGATACAGGTGACGATTGGCTAGGTAGCGGAAACTATAGCGAAGACGTTGCAGCAAGAAAAGAAATAACAGGACAACGATATTGGCAAGGTTATGAAGGTCAATCTGGATACCCTCTTGAAGCTAATCAATTAGTAACATTGACAGAGAGTTGGATGCGTGTTGACAGAGATGGAGATGGCATAGCAGAGTTAAAACACTTTATAACTGTAGGAACACACATTCTATACGAAGAAGATTGTGAAGCAATTCCTCTTGCCAGTATTGTTCCTATTGATATACCACATGAATTCTTTGGTTTATCTATGGCAGACTTCACAAGGAGTAGTACGTTAGCTAGTACTGCAATACTAAGAGGTTTTGTTGAAAACGTATACTTAACTAATTACAGTCCTAAGCTAGCTGACCCTAACGTAGTGGATTTTTCTGCACTTCAAAACATGAAGCCAAAGCAAATTATCCCAACAAATGGTAATCCAACTCAAGCAGTTGCTGCATTACCACCAGAAGCAATCTCTTCAGGTACTGGTCAACTCCTTGAACATTTACAAATGATGAAGGAACAAGCAACAGGAATGTCAAAGGCTGCACAGGGTCTGAACGACACTCTCTACGTTTCAGGTAACTCTGAACAGAAGCTTTCAGCTGTTCAATCAGCTGCTCAAAAGAGAATCCAGCATATCGGGCGTAGATTTGCTGAAACTGGATTTAAGCAATTAATTAGTGGCGTTTATTCGACCATGGTTAAAAATATGAAAGGGAAACAAAAGTATTATTATAACGGTGTTTATAGCACTGTTAATATGAGTACATTACCTAATGAAATGGACGTTGAAGTTTTCTTAGATATAGGTGAAAACAGTAATAGTACTAAAATACAAAAGTTAGGAAAAATAGGTGCTGAAATATTACCTGCATTAAATCAACAAGGTATGGGCTTAGTAATTAAACCAGAAGCAGGTGCAGTTTTAGCTACTCAACTTATTGAATCAATGAATATGGATAGTAATGATTACTTAGAAGACTATACTGTTCCAGAGTTTAAACAAAAAGCAGCTGAAGAAATGAAAAAGAATGTTGAAATGCAACAAGCAGCTGAAGACTTAAAGAATAGAAAAGCACAAGCAGAAGCTTCTTTATCTGAGGCTAATGTTGCATTTACAGATGCACAAAGTAAAAATACAATGGATGATAACTCTAAACAGTTAGCAGTGTCTATTGATAAGCACTTTCAAGAGTGGGCAAATCTTTCTTTTAAAGCAATTGAATCAGGCGGTACTATACCTGAGCATCCAAGTTATGATAAAATAATTATGATGGCAAGAGAACTATTAAACCCAACACCTCCACAGGAACAGCCTATGCAACAAGGTCAACCAATGGAACAGGAACAACCTATGCAACAAGGTCAACCAATGGAACAAGGGCAACAGCCAATGATGGAACAACCACAGGAGATAAATTAATATGGCACACTCAACTATATCAGCACTAGGTGTTGGTGCAACTCAAGCTGGCACAGGAGTCACAACTGCTGCTGGCACTAAGCAAGTTATATTTGCTAATGAAACAAATACAGATATAACATTAGATTTAAAAACAGACGGTGCAATAAATGCAGCAGACACTAGTATACTAGTTAAAGCTAATTCATTTAAAACATACGATCACATAGGAGCACATGGTGCTTGTGTTATGGAAAATGTAAAATCAGGTCATGGAACTGCAGCAATAGCTGGTCAAGAGCATGATAGCCTTGCGGCAACTGGACTTGCAAATAGAAAAGACAGAATTTACATAATGCACAGGGTGTAAATATGGAAAAGTATAGGCAGACAGCTGAGAAGAGGCTGGGCAATACTAAATCATACGGACATCATAAAATTCATCCTGAAGAATTAGCAAGACAAGCACATAGCAAAGGTGCTTTTTCTTCCCAAGAAAGGGAAAGTTTTTTTGATGAGGTATACGGTGAGGTGTTAGTAGATTACTTTTTAGAGTGGTTAAAAACTGAATCACATGAAACTAAGACTCGTGAGTTTCTCTACTCTTCGGCAATGGCACTAGGCAGTGTTAAAGCGAAAATGATAGGCTTTGAGATGTACGGAAGAAACGTACCAATTATGGAAGAGGACAATAAAGATGTATAAAATAGATTACGATAAAGTTATAGAGAATTATGAGGCAATGATAAACACATTAGAATATGATTCAATGAGAAGTCAAGGTAAAGCAAAAATAAATGCTGTTCCTCTGTACTCAATGATAAAAATGCGTGATGTGTATAAAAAATTAATACAACCTGTTAAGCAGGAGGTAAATAAGAATGGAAAATAATACCGAAGCAAATATAGACTCTACCCTAACGGATGACTCTATCGCAGAGGGAAGTCGAACAGAAGAACAAATGCTGGCTGACATTGTAGCGAACTCCGAGTTCACTGAATCTCTACCCAATGAGCAAGTTCCTGATTTAGACACGGAAGAATCTGTAGAAGACCCAGAAACAGAGGAATCCGAAAACGAAGAAGTTGAAGAAGAAGTTGAAATTGAAGAAGAAGAAACTACAGATGCGGATGATACGTCTACCCAAGAAGCTGATGTTTATTCTACTGATGATTTAGACTTAGATGCTTCAGTACTTGTCAAAATTGATGGCGAAGAAACAGCAGTTACTTTTAGTGACCTTATTAAAGGTTACTCTACTGAACAACATCTTTCTAATAAGGGTCGAGAACTTGGCGATGCAAGAAAACAATTAGATGACGAATATCAAGATAAGTTTAAAGAAATAAATAATCTTGGTCAAGCTTCTGCATCTATATTGTATCGAGAAGAACAAACGTTGGCTAAAGAATACCATGAAATAGAAGCTCAAATAGAGCAAGCTAGAAAAGACGGTGATACGTACGAAGTAAATGAACTTAAAGATAAGCGAGAACAATCTCAAAAAAACTACTGGAAAGCTAGGAGTGATAGAGAAAGTTTAGTAAAAAACGTGCAATCTAAAGTTGAAGAACAAAGTACTAAGCAATGGAATGAGCAGTTAGAAAAATTTAATAAAGCCATCCCAGACATGATACCTGACTTCAATGAGAAGACAGCTAAGGCAATTAGAGAGTTTGCAATAGGTGAAGGTATAGCACCAGAAGTTTTAGATTCTATAGTAGATCCTGTACTTGTAAAGTTTGTAGACGATTACAGACGACTTAAACAAGGGGTTTCTAAAGGTACTGCTAAACGTAAAGCAACAGTGGTTAAAAAAGCACCTGTCAGAAAAACTAAGACTAGATCACAAAAAGAAGTTGATCGAGACACTAGAATAAGACAAAAAGCTTTTTCTGAAGATTCGTCTGATGATGACCAAATGGCTTTTCTTCGAGAGCTTGCAAATAAATCATTAAACTATTAATACCTCGGAGGGTATAAAATGACTAACGTATTAGGCGTAAGAGGAACTGGCGGACCACAAGGTCCAGCTAGGGGTACAGGCAAAGATGTCTCACAAAGAGAAGATCTTGCAAATTTTATTACGATGATTACAAGGGATGAAACTCCTTTTATGTCATCAATCGGAAAAGCAAAAGCAACTGCTATCTATCACGAGTGGCAGACAGACCAGTTAGAAGTTCCTGGAAATTCAAGAGTTGGTGAAGGTACTGATTACCTTCAGCCTGCAGCTAATGGCGGTACTGCAAATCCAGCAGTCGGAAATAAATTT